ACGAACCAATGGTAATGCTACACCACTCCACTCTTCCGAGCTTGCTGCGGTACCAGTTCTTGAAGCTTCATCAATTAATTGACGAGCTTGGTTTTCCAATAGAACTGCCATTCCATTTACTTCATGATCTGCTTTCAAACCTTCTAAAAGGCCTGTAGGCTCCCATTTCTTGACTAACTTACGAGTTTGTTCTAATAGTTGTCTTTGTGGATTATATCCATCCATCAAAGATTCTATTGTTGAAGTTCTTTTACTCATTATAGTCTCCTAATAGTAAAATTTGTTAAATTATGTTAGCTAACTTCTTAAAGCGTGCTTTCACATCAGAACCTTCAGAAATTACTTTCTTAGATACTGGTTTTGTAGAAGCAACTGCTTTCGAACTTGAACCTTTCGATTCTTTAATAGGCTTACGACCTTTGAAAGACTCAGCAAGTGTAGAATACACGAGTTTAATCTCTCTAATGTTTTTAGTTCTATCAAATGTTTCAACTACTTTCATTTTCTGTTCATTAGATAAACCGAAAACTCTAAATAGTTTGTTTGAAAACAATAGTTTTGCGTTTAATAGGTTAACTTCATTTAGTTTAGCACGCAGATATTTTACAACATCTCTATGCTCTTTAATTTCTGCTTTAAGGGCATCCACCGCGTCTTCATCTTCATCAGAAACTTCATCTTCTTCAGAAAGTGCTTTCAACACTTCTTCTAAATCGATGTCGTCTTCATCAGAGATTTCATCTTCTTCTTTGACTACTTCGTCTTCAGAGTTTTCCTTACCAGCTTCGGAATCACTTCCTTCGCCTTCAGGACCCTGAGCACCAGTCTTAGAAGAGTCAGCTGCATCAGCAGCGACTTTGTTGTCAGCTTTACCAATATCAGAAGATACATCGTTTTCTGCTACATTTGCATCAGGTTGTTCTTCAGCTGGAGCTTCTTCAGCACCATCTTCAACATCCTCATCCTCATATTCTTCAGAAACTTCTGCTTCATCATCTTCATCTTCTAACTCACGAAGTATTGCTTCAAGGTCGAGTTCTTCTTCGTCTTCATCAGACATTTCATCTTCCTCAGCAATTTCTTCTTCGTCATCTTCATCAGATATTTCATCTTCTTCAGCAACTGGTTCAACATCATCCTCATCTGCTAATTCATCTTGTTCGTTAGCTGCGTTACCAGGTTCATCTACAGATTCACCTGCTTCGCCGCCAGCTGGATCTTCAGCAGCTTCTGAATCAGGGTCTACTTCTGCTTCTTCGACTGCGCCATCTTCATCAGATGCCTCGTCTTCTTCAGATACAGGACCACCTGCTTCATCACTTGCAGGATCAACTACATCATCTTCATCAGATAATTCGTCTTGTTCTGCTACTTCTGCTTCTTCTCCATCTTCGTCTTCGATTTCAGATTGGATTTTCTTAGCCAACATTGATTTTAACTTTGGTGTAAATGCTTCCTCAAGCGCCATTTTAGCATTTGCTAGAGCTGTTTCACGAACTGCTTTTGCGTCTGCAATGGCTTCTTTTAGTAAATCATCCATTGTTATTCTCCGTTTGGATTCAGTATTGTTATTAGGAACAATAATTAAGATTAATTATTTAATCGGTTACACTTTATGAGTGGCGGAAATGCCGAAAGTGTATTTCATTTTATATAAATAGTATAAAATGTAAAAAAACGAACACGAAGTGTGTATTTTTTTTAATCTTTTTCTTTTAGTACTTTGTACTTATTTCTTAAAATAGCTTTCTTTTTCTTCTCTCGAAGTAAATCAGACTTTTTTCTGTAGAATGATCGTTCTCTTAATTCCAACATCAGTCCACTTTGTTTGACTTTCCTCTTAAAAATTGAAAGTGCTTTTTCTATCGATTGTCCTTTTCGGACTTCTACTTTAATCAATATAACCTCTACTTATTTTTTCTTATTTGTTTCTGGATCATATCCATATTGTTTGTCGAAAAATAAATCTTCATTAGACCATTTTCTTAACAATTTTGCAATTTTATTAATGTTCTTCAAATTACCAGCTTTAGTCTTCCTTGAATCACCTTTAGCTTGGAACACTACCTCATACTTTTTATCCATCATAAAATACAACCAATCTCTATGTAGACCAGAATGTGGATTTCTTCTTGCTACCTGATACTTAATAGCATAATAAATAGGATGGGGAAACATTTCCTCTGTACCGACCTCAATATGTCCACCACCATCTTTTTGAAATTTTTTCCAAATCTTATCTAAAAATTTGTGAATTTCTGCCTTTGTTTTTTTAGGCACTCCTGATCCTGACTTTGTTCTAAATCTATATAATCGAGTAGGATTTTCTTCTAATAATTCTTTCAGTTTAATCATTAGTCTGTTTCGTTATCTGCTTTATAATTAGCGTCTACATAATTGAAAAGTTCTTTTTTCTTCTCATCATCTAATTCATCTGGTGAACTTACACCAAACTTTGCTAATGCTTTCTGAAAGAATGCTTCGTAATCACCTTCTTCAATTGAATTACCTTTAACTCCAACATCTTCTGCATCTTCTGCTGAATCATCCCCATCCATTTCAAAATATCTACCAAGTACATGGCCCATATCTTCATACAATCCACCTAATCTTTGTTGTAAGGAATTAGATTCTTTTGCAATTTTACCAAATGATTTTGATAGATTTGTTAATTCTTTCATATTACGATTTACAGTAACTTTATCAAACCAATCATTTGTTTCACCTAAAGTGTATGATTTTGCTTGTTCAGCAATTCTTGATAAGTTTTCAGCAACATCTTTAATATTATTATCATTTGAAAATGTTTCACCGAAACTTGAAAATTGCCCCATTGCTTCTTTAATTTCTTTTGCAGAAACTTTCTCTTGTGTACCATAAATATCTTCTACAATATCACTTAAGCCTGTATTTGTTCCGCCTCCAATTGCTGGTGTACTAACTACTCCACCTACTACTGAAAAGCCTTCATTTATTATATCTTTTAATTTTGCCATTTTGAATCTCCTAATTCATTTATAAATATCATTAACGGCGTTTTTTACCACCCAAATACTTACGAAATCTATTTTCTACTTTACTCCATAATACTTTTAACATATCACCAACACCATGACTTGTATTAGAAGCCTTACCTGAATCTAATCCTCGAATCAAATCCATCGCATCATATTTGTTATTCTTTACACCACTTAACATTATTGCAATTGCTCTTTGTGATGATTTATTAAAAATTTTTCCCATTTCTTTAATGTCTGTTTCTACATGCTTTTGAGCTTCTTTATTTGAATAAGGTAACTTATGGGCTGTCATCTCATCAACACCTTGTTTAACAAATTCTGTAATTAATTGTTCTAAAACATCTGGTTCATCGTAATCTTCACCAAGTCTAAAATCTTTCCATTGTGCCCACATTTTTGGATTCATTATCTTTTCCTCTTATACATAGTAATTTTTCTTTTCATTGTTGAAGATGATAATTCTTTGTTTGCATTAACTAACGCTTCAACAAATCCCATAAGAACTCCATTCTTTTTCAATATGTATTCTATATTTTCAACATCACCCTTTTTAGCTCTTTTAGCCAATTCTGTAAATTTTCGTGATAAACTATCTTGTAAGGTTTTTAAATTTACTACACCATATCCTTGAATATGTACTTGTGGATTCTTTGGATCAAACTTTCCGTCTTTCATATCTTTATCTACATAGATAAGATTTTCTTTTAAATGTCTATCTTCTGGACCTGTTCCACCTGATGATTTTAATTTTTTGTGTGGTGGTTCTGCTGACATTGTATAACCACAACTCTCTAACTTATCAATCTTTCTTTTTCTATCCCATATATTCTTTTTTCGTTTATCACCAATCCATACATTTTTATTTTGATCTAATTTTTTTAACAACAAAGGTAATTTAGTTACTTCTGAACTATTCAATCTAAATTTAATAGTATCCATTCCTACTGCATCTACTTTACCACCCCAAAGTTTAATTGCTCTTTCTAATCTATTTTTTAATTTACTATCACCTACATTACCTAAATGATATTTTTCAAATTCTAAAATTACTGAAGATTCTTTTATTTCAGCAAAATATCCTATTTTTTCATATTCCCTTTTTACATTTGGTTTATCTATAATAATCAATTCTTTTCCAGATTTCTTATGTGTAACTTTTACTGTTTTACCTCTTTTATATGTAAGTCCTAAATCTGATTCCTTTACTTCAACTGGCTCATATCCTCTTTTCTTTTTATTTTTCTTTGTTTGGTGTCCAGGTGTGTTAGATTTATTTCCACTATCATCCCAATCATAAGTGTCTGGTTCTGCTATTCTACCCATATCTCCTGAACCCATTGAACCTGCGTGATGCTTACTAAAAGTAGATGTTGAATCAGAAGTTCCCTTTTGTGAATCTGGTTCATCTTTTACTTTTTTAATTTTTCTGAAATCTTTTTCTTTATTGGGTAGTGAACCACCTTGAAGGGATTCTTCAAAATTTTCTTTCTTGAATGCAAAACCATGACCAGTAAAAATCTTACCTAACTCCATACCTTTAGATTCATTTACAGAACAACAATCACCACCACATTCACAGTCATCTTTCTTAACTTCTATTAAATTTTTTAACTTAATCATTAGAATTCAAATCCTGGTGGTGTTCCATATTCACTTTTCTTAATTGCATTCCACACACCTTTAAGTTCATAATACCAAAACTTCTTAGTATCCAATACCCAAAACTTACCTCTTGGTACTTTTGATGTTTTCTTTGGTCCAAATTTATTTGTCATTGGTGCTCCATCATCCCAAGTCTTATTAGTTTGTTGAGCCTTTACTGAAGTTTTACCATCACCAACTGCTTGATAAACTTTTGAACCAGGATAATCTCCCTTTAAAGATACGATAGCTTTTTTACTATCTACTTCATTTAATATGTCGGTTAACTTAATCATTTTTTATATTTCAACCACTTTTTCCATAATGTATAATCAATAATTTTTGAACTTCTTGGTTCTAAATCTTTTGGTTTACCAGTAGCTCTTTTTCTGTATGAAATTTCACCAGCCCATTTTTCTTTATAATCCACAATAAAAACACCACCTGGTATATTACTAATTTGTTGTCCTTTTCTAAGTCTATACTTAACTAATTCTTTAGTGTAAATCATTTTATTTCCACCAGGACCTGCTGTTGACCATTGACCTGTTGGTATATCTTTATCACCATAAACATAAACATCGAATGGTTTTTTCACAGTCCAATGTGATGTATCATCACCATACAGATAATGTTTGTAAGCTTCTGGTATTAAAGTTTTTAACTTAATCATTTTACTTCCAGGCTTTCACATAATCTTTCATAAGACTATCTAATGTTTTCTTAACTTTCTTTTCCCATTGACCTAATTTTTTATCTCTACCTTTTAACAATTTACTATTGTTATTCCATCTATCATCTTCATATTCTATACTATCTGAATCAAATGAACCACCTCTTTTTTGATCTATGTTTTTCTTAAATTCAGCCAAATGACCTTCAACATTACGGACATGAGAGTATAAATCACCCCATTCATTTAATTGTTCTTTTGCTGATTCGTTTAATATTTTTTTTAACTTAATCATTTTAAAAGTGTCCAAGTAGTAGGTTTACCATATTTTGCTTTATAATACCATTTCTTATCTTTCATACTAAAAATATAAGCAAATTCTTCACCACTATGAAATTTTATTGCATCTCTATTTTTCCACTTACTTGTAGCATTACTTTTCTCTCCTCTATCTCTACCATAAAATACAGTTTCACCTTTTTTTGGACTTTCAAATGAATGGTCTTTTCCACCCTTCATACTTTTATCAATAGAAGAAATACCTTGTTGTCCAAGTTTTAATAGTTGTTTAACTTTCATTGGATTATTATAAAATCTTTTTAAATATTTTCCTGCCCATTCTGGATAACCATCCCAATGTCCGTAAGTACTTACTATTTGTCCATTAGGTGATTCAATACCAACTAACCATCTTGTACCTTCAGTAATTAATCCGCTCTCTTTTATTATATCTTTTAATTTAATCATCGTATTTTCCTAAAAGTTCTTTTTACCTTGCCAATGAACACCATCATAGTATAGATTTCCTCTTCGTATTCCAGTATTCTTTGTGAAATGACTTACATAAAATCCTTTATCTCTTGGATTCAATCCCATCACATTTAATTTATTACCTTTTAATTCATAACTACCTTTACCCGTTGGATGTGAACCACTCCATACTAAGGCTTTAATTTTATCCTCACCCTTTAATAATAATGGATTGAACTTTTTACCTTTAGCGGTATTTTTCACTCCTTTATGTGGGTCTTTCTTTATTTTAATTATTTTTTCCAATATTGGTTTGTATGGTCTCCAGTCTTCAGTTAAATTACTTTTTGCAATCTTTGAAACTGAACCTAATAATTTAGAAGATTGTTCTATAAAAGCCGTTTCAAATTTATATAATTGTTTTTCTAATCTAAGAATTTCATTATTTGGTGATTCAGTTTTTAAAGTATTTAATTGTTTTCTAAGTTTACTATATCTTTCGATAAACTCATTACGAGCCTTATGAATATTATTATAAGCCTTTTGTGCTTTTAGACCTTCTCTTACAATTGGTTTAAGTACTTCACGAACTTTTCTAATTACTTCTTTTGCGACTTTTTCTGGTTTACCTTTATGTTTAGTAGATGCAAAATCTTCTGCATCTGAATCAGACATATTATCGGCTACATCTTTAACTTTATCAGAAACTTTAGATGGTGAGAGTTCACCTTTCTGTATCGCGTGAACCATTCCCATGAATCGTTGTTGGGCTTTTGATTTAGCAGGCATGTTATTCGCCTCGGATTATTTTATTTATTATATCTTCCGCCTTACAATAAGAACCACAAGTTCTACCTTGTGTTTGTGTTTTATCAACATTCTCACTTAATGGATACATAAATGCACCATGTGTAGATGGATTGGATACGAAATCAAATGCTATTAATTCAAAATCTTTACCTACCTTTAACATTGGTTGGTCATTATCATCTTCGTGTACTGCCTCTACAGAACCCATTCCACGAGAACTGATTCCTAATTTTATTCCATTCTTAAATAATTCTCTTAAAATATTTCCACTTGGTGTGGTTAAAATTTCTACCGTACCTAAAAGATTTTCACCTTCAAAATGCATTTCAGTAATATTATGAGATACATTTTGTAAATTCACTACTGAACTATCTGGATGGTCTAATTCACCAAGTGCTCTTTTTTGTTTAACATATCCCTCAGAATAATTCTTTGCTTCTCTTTGTAATATTTCCATCGGATACACTCGACCATTTTGATTCTTTGCATCTGCTCTTTGTAATACACCTTTAACAACTAACTTACCATCATTTTCTTTTAATGATTCATTAACTTGATGTTTAGTTATCTCAAAAGGTATATAATCTACTAATAGTTCTCTCATTTTATTTCATCCTCTTAACCATTAAAACACTATCTCTCATAAATTTGGTTACACCTTCTTTATAAGACTTCTTTATATCTTTTGCCAACTTATCATTTCCTTTTGTTGGGTCTTGTAAAAATACTTGTTCTAATGCAAACATTTGTTTTCTAAATTTTTGTTCTTGTTTTACTACCATCGATAATGCCTTTCTAGCATCTTTTACATCGGAGGGTCCTTCTGTTATAGATTCACCAGTAAATTGTTTTTTATAATGTGCATCATCTTTAGTTTTTTGCATCATAGCTTTATATTGGTCAGCCTTAGATTGTTTTTTTGGTTCATCTTTTTTCTTTTTAAATTTGTCTACAATCTTTGCAAATATTCCTTTTGCTTTTTTATGTTGTGGGTGTGATTTATTACTAAGAGCAGTAGTCATTTTATTTACACGACCAGTTTTTGGATTCTTAGCTTTCATTTGAACCATTGCTTGAGTTGCAGCTGCAACAGCTGCTGGATTCTCATTTAGAAATGATTCAAACATATCATCATCACCAAATTCAGCTTCCATATCTTTCATTGCCTGTTCTTTAGCTTTATCTTCTAATTCTTTTTCTTTTTTAGCTTTTTCATCTGAAGAATCATTTGATGAACCATCTTTTGGTTTACCACTTCCTGGCCCACCTTCTTTTTTCAATTGATGAGCTTTCATCGTATCTTCAAGTGTAGGTAATGGTTGTCCAAATTCTCTATTTAGAATATCAAGACCTTCTGCTAAATATTTATCGTTCTGTTTCATTATTGAAGTTTCCCAACTTTATTAGCTAATTTAACCAATCGTTCTGAAATTTTGGTCATTGCTTTATGGGTGTTTTTCCAATAAGATTTTGAATCTATCTTTAACTCATTTTTCAATTTAACATTCATATCGATTAACTTACTTAATTCAGTTAGTTTATCTCTAACTTCTCTCATTGATACACCAATCTTTTGTCTTGGTGTTAATGTATCATCGTTACGATAGTTTGTATAACGAGCTTCTTTTATTTCAGTTTTCTTATCAATTTGTTTACCGAATGCAGTTTGAACTCTTTTTACACTTGTTATACCCTTTAAACCTTTTTTCAATTGTCTACCAACCATCGTCTTTGCTTGTCCAGCACCTGATGCATCAACTATAATTTTACCAACACCATCAACACTAACTGCCCACTTAGCTTCTACAACTTTAAAATCTGTTCCTGTCTTTGCAATTTTTTTTCTTTTCTCATTTCCTTTAGATTGAAATGCATTTGGAGTATCATATTCACCACCAGCTGTTGCAGTAGTGGAAACTTCTTTAATTTCTTTTTTGATTATTGTACGAAGTAATTCCGTAAACTTTTTTCTACTTATCTTTGTGGACATCATCTAACTCCCCTACCAATTCATAATATCTCATCAATGAAACAACATTAGAATCTTTTACATGAAGTCCTTTTGTTGCAGTATCTGTATGAGTAATAGCTTCGGTTAATTTAATCTTAGTAATCCTATCATCAACTTTTCGTAAATGTGATTTTAAGGTTTTTTTAATTTTAATAACTTCAGCATCTATGAATTCTCGTAAAGAGTTAGTATTTGAAAGATTATTAATATACTCTTTCAATAGTGTTCTTTGATTTTCATTTAAAGTGCTGTATTTTTTATTGAACTTATCAACCAATAACTGATATGTTAACAATCTTAAATCTTTATCTTGTTTATTTAAGTTCTCTTGAACACCACCTTTAGTTTTTTTGGAGCGCTTGACTTTAGTGATGTTTTCTATAATTGTTACTTTACTATCAGTTTCTTCAACTGGAGTGATTTTTTCTTTTAAAGATTCACCTTCAAATACATTATAAATTGAAGCCAAAAGTTTATATCCTGGAATTCTTGTATTAAAAAAATCTGAAGAATTATAAGATTCTTTAATTGTTTTAATTAAATTATATTTTTCATTTCGTAGTTTACGATTTGATAATTTTCTACGATTTTTAATTACTGCAGAAAGCAAAATATTTGCTTGTTCATTAGTTTTATATGTTTTTTCCGTCAAAATCTTGTAAAGTTCATATTCTTTCCCAAGTTCTGAATTTAATTTAAATGTTTCTTTTAAAATCTTAACTGCCTTACTATCTTCTGTACCATTAAGTACATCAACAGTGATTTGGCGAGTCAGCAATTCAAAAAGAATTCCAGTATTTTTTATTTTACTGTGCTTCTTGTTATAATTCATCAAACACTCCATTCATGATAAGTTTATACATAAATAAATATAAAAACTTCAAATAATCGTTATTTATCTTCCGTAAAATCTTTATATTCTTTATCTATTTCTTCACTTTCAATTGTTTCTTTTAATATTTCTCTCGCTTTACTCCCAAAAGATTTTTTTAATCTATCAAAATGAGCTAAAGCCATAGGTATTTTTGGTCTACCAAGTGGTTCTCTACCTCTTGCACTACCATCTTTACCATATTTAGTTACTTCTTTTGGTCTTCCTGCACCCTCAAATCCACCTTCAGGTGCTCCACCTTCGTCATCAAAGATAGAACCCGCTAAAGTTTCAGGTGGTTCTGCATCTTGGGCTCCCTCTGCATCTTTCATCCCAATTGCTGCCATATCACTTGGTGTTCCAATTGAATCACCACTATCGGCAGGATCATTACCCTCAACAGCAATTTGTTCATATCTAAATTTTTGTTTCTGGTCTTCTATTAATTCTTTTTCAAGTTCATCTTGTTCTTTTGCTGTAAAATTGAAAATGTTTTTATACACCCAATCACTTGACATTAAACTATTGTCTTTTACATCACGAGCTAAATTAACTTTATTACTCCACAATTCAATCTTCTCTTGTTCATAAATTGTAGATGGATTAGTTAATTTCAATTCAAAGTTTACAAGTTCTTCATCTGTATATCCTTGTGCATATAAATGAACAACTGCAATCTTTGTCAATTCACTTGTTACAATTCTTTGTATTCTTTCAATGGTACGAGCAAATCTTACATCTTCTGCTGCAAGTGTTGCTTTACTTCCAAGACTTTCTTCATATCCTAAGAATGCTTTTGGTATTCTTAAAGCCGCTAACATACGATTTTTTAAATACTCAATGTCTTCTGTGGTTTCATATTGCATTCCTGGTAATGATTCAACTTGTGTTCCACTATCTCCACCACGAACTGGCATAAAGAAATCTTCTGTAAGATTCTGTATGTTAAATTTCAAATTATAATCACCCGTTGTGTCATCCATAAAAGGTGTCTTCTTCATTTTGTTGATTATTCGTTGCATATAATTGTCAACTTCGTTTGGTGGAATATTTCCAATATCAACTTTAAAAACTCTCTTCTCAGGTGCTCTCATGATTCTATGAATCAACATCGCATCTTCCATCAATGTAATTTGTTTCCATACTTTACGAGCACTTTCAACCATTGATTTACCATAAGGTAATAAATTACTATCGTTGGCTAATCTGAAATGTGCTATTTGGAAGTTCTCAAATTCAATCTTTTTATTTGTAGTTGAACGAGCAAAATAAGGATGAGCTTGTTCCATTGCTTCCAAATAAAATTTTGTATAATAAGGATTCTCTGGGTCTTCTCCCTCTGAACGAATTAGTTCATAAGCTGACATTGGAACTACATTATGAATTCCATACTTATCACTAATATCTAAGTACAAAAAGAAGTCTCCATACTTACACATATTTCTTACCCAAGGCCATAGATTAAATTCTATGTTCATAATGTCATAGAATAAGTTATGTAGTATTTGTTTTATTTGATCATTATCACTTTGTATTTCTAACGATTCTCCATACGCACTTTTCATTGTTGATTCATCAGCGTATGTATCAAGTGCAGATGCAATTATTGAATCTGCCTCCATCGTTTCATAATCTTTAAATAACCCTAATCGTGCAGCCTGCATTTGTGCGTGTGTGGAATATCCACTATTCGCCATATCCAACCCACTATGTAATTTAGAATACCTGTCAACCAAATGTGATTTCACTTGTGATTGAACTTGTTCTGTATCGGCTATTTTTAGTTTCCTACCACCAACATTTCTTACAATTACATTTGTACTAAATAATCGTTGTAATCGACTAAATAATGATTTATCTGCCATATTTTACCTCACTTATAAGAGCCACTTTAACGACTCTTTTTTTCTTTCGTGGCCTACTTCCCAATCCCATTCACCATTATCATTGTCTTCGGGAGTGTATAGTCCATCTATATCTTGAAATCTATCAAGTGTTTTCTTTGTTAATTCAATTCCTTCTGTTCGTAATCTTAAAGCAGTATCACGAACCCATAAACCAATAGCAAAAGACATGACTAAATCGTCATTGTATCCTCTCATTGCCTCTGCTCTATTGTTTAGATAAATAAATGTAAATAATTCATCTATCAATCTATTGGAACGAACCGTTACTGATTCATCCCTAAAATATTCCTCTAACTTTGCAATAATCAAAGGTCGAGTTTTCATAGTGGTACTGAATCCAGCCACCATTTTCTTTTCTTCACTTCTAAATCGATTGTTCATTTGATGAGCAATATCGACATATCTTAAATCTTTACTTGTATAAAATAGATTAGGATAATCCCTATCTATTACTTGTTGGATGGTTGCCCAACCAATGTTATTGTTTTCTATAATTAGTAAAGCATCGTTATATTCTGTTGCAATACTGACTAACATATTCCCAAAATCTTTTGTAGGAATCCTACCTTTATACTCTGCCACTTGTTCTACTTTTTCTACATCCATAACATGAAATGCACTATAGTCTGCTGCATCACCTCTACCAACATCTGCCGTTACCACATAAGTTTTTGAATAATTAGGCGGTTCCCATATCCAACAATTACTATCAACACCTCGTTTTTCAATTGGTTCTTTAACTTGAGTGTCTCTACATTTCTCTAATAATACACCATCAATAACAGAAGTACCAGAAGTAATGAAATCACAATCACACTCTTGAGCTGCACTTTGAATACCTAATAATGAATCTTGTTCCACTCTCCACTCTTGAGTTCTATCAGGATGTACCGTCCAATGTAATTTAATAAAATTAAACATTCCACGACCTTCTTCTGCATCAACCCAATTTTTATGAAACCAATTACCAACTCCGTTAGGTGTAGAAAGTGCAATACAACTACCACCAGTAGTTAGTGTTTGTTGTGAAGCAGTCCATATATCATCAATCTTATCAATAAATGCTGCCTCATCAAGTATCAATAATGATAGAGCTTCAGAACGAGCTGCTTCAGGTCCTGAAGAAACTGCCTTAATCTGTGAACCATTCATATATCGAAGATTCAATTTGTTATCCTCAACACATTTTTGTTTCAACCAACTTGGTAAGTTTGAGTGCATCACTCTAACTTTTGTTACTAAGTTTTTAGCAACTTCTTGTTTTGTAGCAATAACCAACACATTCTTATCTTGATGAAATGTCATCATCCATAAAGAATATCCAGCAGTTAATGTACTGATACCAAGTTGTCGTGCCTTCAAGATAATATTAAATCTATTTTCTTGAAACTCATTTACAGTTTTCTCTTGAAAATCATATAAAGAAAATGGAATTTTACCCTGTATTGGATGTTGTATTACACAATACTTCTTCATAAAATATGCAGGATCTTGAGCACACTTTACATACTCTTGTTTAATTACTTCTTTTATCTGTGTTGCCATTATTCGCCCACTAACTGACCTGTCAACCAAACTGATGTTGATGTGGCCACTACTCCATAAGTAAACCATAACCACTTGTTCTCATGCCATTTCGGTTTGACAACTTTAATTTTTTCTTTATAAAGTTGATTAGTTTCTTTTAATAAATCAATTTGATGTAATCTCGTTGAAATTATTAAAGAATCTAAAGCAGAATTTTCTTCTAACTTTTTAACTTGAAGTTCTAAATCTGAAATTAAACTTGTTTGTAAACTATCCGATGTTTCGTATTGTTTGAGTTTGTTTGCCCATTCAATTACATCCGATTTAGGTACAGATATAGTTTTTTCTTCAGTTTGTCCATAAAGAAACCCAACTAATAGTAATATGTATATAATATATCTCATATATATAAATATATACTACTTAGAAAATTTCTTCAAATATTTTAAAGCTTCGTCGCTATCATCAAATTCAACAGCTTTCTTAGCTTCAACAATTTGTTTCTTAGTAGTAGTTACCTTTCGTTTAAGGGATGCTACCTCTTTTTTGTTAACTTTCTTCTTAGATTCGAGTGCAGTAACTTTCTTTTCAAGTTCTTTAGTTTCTGTCTCTTTTACCTTTATTGCCTTGTCTAACTTTTTGACTTCTTCTTTTTTCTTTCCGCCAAAAAGTAGTTCAAGAATCCAGTTTATGATTCCCATTGTGTTCTCCTTTACTTGGTAAGTCAATACCAACTTCGTTACAAATCTCTTCTAATGATAAATATCCAGTTCTATCATGTTCGTCTAAATCCATCAACTTTTCTATCATCATTCTATATACTCTCGTTACTTCTTCTGTATCACTATTATTAATTTTCATATGATACTCAGCAGCAACATTACCTAACTGGGAAACCATTCCCATTAATTCTATTATTACACTTTCAGGCAGTATCAAGTTCCTTTGATTCTTCATCTATAGCCTCTTCTAATTTAGTTATGTATTCTCGGGCCTCTTCAATTATTTTACTAAATTGAACCTCTCCCATTTCCCATTTTTCTTTTTCAAGTTCTGGGGTATTAACACCAACACTATTAAGAAATTCTGCCTTTCCCTCTGTTTGTTCAAATTCATCAATACTTTGTTTTAAATCCTTTAAGTATGACTTCTTATTATCATTAATTTTCTTTTTAGCATATTGTTCAAATTCTCCGTTGATACGAAGTTTATTTTCCATCTCAATTTGACAATCAAAACAATGTCCATTTATTCTCCAAAACCTATCATCGAGTTTTTTCTTCATTGCTTTTTTACAAGATGGACAAAACCAAGGCATTCTTACTGCTGCCAAAACATCAGACAATTCTGATTTTCTTGTCTCTCCACCTCTATTTTCTGGTTTACCCTCGTATCCTACTTGTATATAATCTTTTGTATGTTCCTTACCAGATAATAAATCCTTTAATACCGCGTTCTGTCTTTCTGATTCTTTACTATATCCTGCCATTGTAACTCCTAACCAAATTTTAAACTACCCAATATCTGATTGATTGGTGCGAATGCTCCTGTGAACTTATATATCTTTCCTTTATATTTGAAAACGATACCCTCACTTGGAACAATTGCATCTAATCCACCAATTGCACTTAGTTTCTCAATTTGTATTTTTAACTTTTTTAATTTATCTATATTACCAGGTTTTTGTAAATCTTTCATCGCACTGATAACTTCTTTTCTCATTTTCTGTACTGATTGTTTTGGTGATGCAGCCATATATCCTTGAATATTTTTTAATATTTCTGCACCTACACCAAAGAACAATACTTCAAATGGTTTTATATTTTGTTTAAAAATCTTTTGATGATCCATTTTATCCGTACTTAATATCCAATCTAAAAATTTAGGATTATCTTTATAATCTTTTTTAATATCTCTTACCTTATATGATTTATCAAAGAATGCCCATCTATTAACCAAACTAACAAATTGATTTGGTTTTAAACTAACTTTAAATTGTTTAGATGCATTGAATACATACTCTCTCCACCATGCTTCATGGTATTCACCTAATCTACTATTATCTTTCAGTCCATATTGAGATTGTAATTTTTTCAATTGTCCTAAAAATTTATTTTTCATCTTATTAAAATTTTGATGTTTAGGTACAGTTAAGAAATTTGGTTTTCCAATTTTAAACATTGATTGTATATGTTGATTCATTTGTTTAATCATACCTGCCAACATTCTAGCACTATCTTTTGGTTGTCCAATTGGTTTACCACTTTCATCATATTCTAATGTACCATGAAATACAATTTCTGCAATATCATAATCAACTACATTTGCTGTTTTAGGATACATAACCTCTAAGTTCATCCATTTACTACCATTTCCAAAAACTTTATCTTTTTGTTTATCACTTAAACTACCAATAGCCTTTTCTAAATTTTTCATAGCTCCTACAAAAGCCTTCTCTATATCACCTCTACCACTAAACATACTTTTTATACCACTCGTAGTTGGTGCAGTTTTACCATGATTTTTCAAGTGTCCTTTATTTCGGGCCGCTCTCAACTTCCCATCAACCCAACTTACCATTAGGTTTTGTCCGTCAAGTTTCTCTGTAACTCCATCTTCTCTATCAAGAGTTCCACCTAACCCATTAATAACTATCTGTTTCAAATCTGAAAATGTAAGATTATTGTCATCAAATGGATGACTCATATGTCCATAGGCTCCGCCCATAAGTAGTAACTCCTTTGTATCTTTTGTTATATCTATTTGTTCCTGCATTTTTTTAATTTTATCCACACCCTTAGTGATATCTTTCATATCAAAAGTAGTGGAATCTTTAACTTTGGCTGTAGGTTTACCAAAGAATTTAACTATTTCCCAACCTAATTTATTTGCCATATTTGTCATATGTTTTCTATACTTTGGATATGGATTATCAACACTATCTTCATTTGATGTTTTTTGATTTATCGTTTTACCAAATGTAACTGTATCAACTCTATCTGCTACATATTGAAAATCGTATGCAGGGTCTGTTGCTCTCTTATAGTTTACAATATCACCAATTACTTCCCATCCTAAAATTTCTGCATGTTTTGGTGATACTCTTTTATAATCATCAAATGAATTAAAGAAATCATACAATCCCTCATCATCCAATATACCCGCATCAAAGTGTGCTCCAAGTGCACTAGCTTCTTTTATTATATCTTTTACTGAAGGTTGACTATAAAATTCAAATAATTTTTTAAATTTATTAGTCAACATATTAAAGTTACCTTGATTAAAATATCCAAATAACTTTTTAAATAATTTCTCTCTTTGTTTATCATCAAGTTTTGGTGAACCTAAAACATTTCTCATAGTAGTACCTGAAATTTCTTTACCACCAATGTTAATACTAACATGCGGTGCAGTTAGAAAATACCCATGTTCTTCATGTCCTTTAAGATTATTTTTATTCTTTTTAAAATCTTGAAAATATGATAATCCACCACTCTTTTTCTTACCACCCTTTAATCTACCTGCGTCTTTTTTACCAAATATGTAAACAACTGCAGTAGTTTCTGGGTCAAATTTTTTGAGTAAGTTCTTTGCAACCAATGGTGATGGTTCAAGTATAATCTTATTTGCAGGTACACCCATTTTTGATATATGACGAACTTTTTCTTTATAGTTCATCGGGTGTCGTGGTAAAGATTTAAGATTAGATGTGGCTATATAAGCGTCATCTACTTTTGATTTTAACCATTTGTAGGTTTTCAAATGGTGGGGCCCAAACGGTTGAAACCGTCCACCGTATACACCTACGATTCTTTTAATTTTTGATTTCTTTTCGTTCACATATGCTGAATTGGTTGTAAAATCCCCTTTCTCACTAATAGAATATACAACATTTTTACTATATAAGTCAAGCGTTTTTTTAAGATTTTCCATTTTTTTACTCGTATCAGTTTTCATAAATGGGCCTCTACGAAGTGTTCTAAATTTTACTGGAACTTTTTGTCCAAAAAATTTTTTAGGTGCCAAGATTTTTAATGTAACCATATCTGTTTTATTATCAATTTTGACTAACTCAAAATCTATTTCTTTATATTTTCTACCTTTATGTTTAAGATTAAATCCTGTTATATATCTATGAACCTTTCTACCTGATACTGCTTGTTTTGCTCTTTCATCCGTTCTTTGTTTTCTTAATTTCTTAGTCCACTTCTTTCTACCTTTTGCACTTGGTGATGGAATTACTCCAGCAGGTGCACCAAACTCTTCACCTAAAAATTTTTTCTTTTCTAAATCTCTTATCTTATCACCAATCTCTTTACCCTTTAATCCAACGAATTGTTCTCCACCACCCTTTACAGATAAATTAAATGATGATAATTTTTTAAAATCTTTTCCAATCATCTTACCATACTCTATAATTTGTTTCGGTGATAAGGAAGTTTTCTCTTGTGCTTTTTTAACCATATAAATATTTTCTGGTTTAAAGTTATTCAGATAAACTAAGAACTGAATGTTATTACTTTCTTTAGCACTATACTTTAATGAATTTAAAATTTTACCTAACTTAATTACATCATTCTTTCTTAAAATAAATGATAAAAATAAAATATGATCTTTGACATTAGGATAAGGTTTTGTTATCTTTAAGTTTGGAAATATTTGTTTTGTAAATCCTAACTTATCACACATCGTCATAAATTGTGATGGTTTTTTACCTTTTTGAATAGCCTTTACAAACTCTTCTCTAATTCTTTCTGCACTAACACCCTTTAAATGTGGATTCTTTTTTAATGCAATTTCAGTTTCTTTATCAAGTGTTCCACCAATAACTGCTTGAAATCGTAATGCTCTTAATTTTCTCAATGGGTCTTCATCAAATCTTCTATCTGGATTTCCTACTGTTTTTACAAGTTTTGCTTTTAAATCTTTTAATCCACCTGTTAAATCTACAACTTGATTCTTTTCTATATCATAAAATAATGAATTGATTGTTAAGTCTCTTCGGTTAACATCACCCTGTATATCTGAAAAGTCTACTGCTGTGGGTCTTCTACCCTTACCAATGTCCTTTCTGAATGTAGCAATCTCATGTCCACCCACAACCACAACTCCAAATGATTTACCAACTTCATAAGTTTTAAATCCACCTTGTTTTGCAATCTTCAATACTTCATCTGGTTTTGCATCTGTAGCCAAATCGAAATCTTTTGGACTTTTACCAAGAATCGCATCACGAACTGCACCACCCACAATATATAATTGTTTTTTGTTTTTCTTGAATAATCTGTATAACCCTTTAATATCACCAGGAACTCTTATTGCAATTTTATTTTCGTTTATATTCTCTTGTTGTTTTTGAACCACTCTGAATTTTAATGCAGGTCTACCATTGATAAGTAAATCACCTTTATCGTTCCAATCGATAGATTTAACAACTACTTTTTTGTTTTTGAATCTACCCATCTTAACGGTATCACCAATCTCAATTGGTAAATCTATACCTTCTAATAGTGGTTTGGTTAACCATTCTGTTAATTGGGTCATTTTTTTAACTCTTGTTTAATTATTTCTCTAATCTTCTTTACTACAAGTCTTTCAGTTAAATCATCTTTAAGTTCTGCTTTATCTCTTGAAGACATTCTTAATCTTTTCTTTCCGATTTCTCTCGGTTCGTCTATGTGAAATGTTTTCATTTATACATCCTCAATAAATCTTCAAAATCAAAATCTGTTGAAAAATCTTTATCTCCATACTTATCCCAACTGCCAACATCGGATTGGAATCCCTCGTACTTATCACCAGTATTTGTAATCTTTTTTATCACTTGAACAATTTGTGTCTTTTTATCCTTTGTATCATAAATTTGAGTTGATTTTGGAAAGTCCATTTGTTTATATCCACCCTTTTCATACCAAGGCTCAGGTTTATTTTTATTCACACCTAATTCTCTCTTCATTCCTTTTTTTGGTAGAAATCCTGTATCCTTTTCACCTTCATCATTACTTGCCATAGCTCGAGATGAAATCTCATTCATAAAATTATTTCTATTTTTAAATATATCTTTTAATTTAACCATAATTTATCTCGGTGGTTTTGATTCCCAAGGCCCCCAATGTGCACTTTTAACCATTAATTTTGCTGCCTCTAAATATTTGTATTTATAAAGTGGATATCCTTTAACTGGTATTCCACCCAATTCATAATACCTTTTTTTAGGTAATTTAATTTTATTATCATTACTAAAATCTAATACCGTATTTCCCTTTTCAATCCAACAATGTCCAAATGGTTTCCCATCTCTCGCCATAATAGCAACTCCATGAACCAATCGATAAGAATTATCCTTACCAATCATCCATCTACCATTTGCTGCGTAACAATCTCCTTTTGGCATTATACTGACAACGCTCTCTTGAACCAACCAAACAAAAACTTCTCTTGTTCAGGTTTCTTATTTACTAAATCATAATAATGTTTCATTCTGTAACATCTTACTCTATCTAATGATGGTTTATATGTATCGAGTGCACTTTTAGTACCTGGACCAAATCCACCATCAATTGCTAAATCAGCACCTTTACCATTACATGCTCGTTGTAAAATTCTTACGGCAGTTCCTCTACCTTGATTCACACACATATCAAAAAAGATATGTTTTAAATCATCAGATAAATCATCTACCTTATTCTTATCCCAATAGTCTCTTTTGTAAATTTCTTTAGCACCTTCTTTAGTTAAATTCTTAATATCTACATCTGGGTAAAATCTACCCGCGATACCAAAATTAGTCTCCCCACCTAAATCTTTTGGGTCGTGAACATAACCGCCTTCGTGATGTAAAGTTACTTCTATAATTTCATCAAATGTAGTTAACATTTTATTTTCTCCTAAGTAGTTTTTGTTTACTAACCCATAATCTTCCGAGTTGGTTTTTGATGGGTTGGTTAACAAACTTTCTAACAACTTTAGTAACCAATGGAACAAATTTTGCCTCCGCTTGTTTTTCGGATAAATGTTTTGAATTATCAATTATCACGAAATTGTTTTTAAATAATGATTGGAAAGCACCAAGATTCTTCTGTACATCTTTCCAACTCTTCTCTAATAAATCTTCTGGTAAAACTCTATCTCTCAACTTGTTTCTTTTTTGTGCTACCTCTAATGATGTATTTACCATACACATATAGGTATCATATCCATCTGCTTCTAACTCTTTTTTCATAGTGTGTATCTTACCAAAATCGTGTCCTGTACCATCTATAACCATTCCTAACTTACCTTGTCGATATAATTTCATTCTTTGTTTGGTAAGTGATTTTGAATACTTTCTCAATCCACTTGCATCTGGCCCATCACCTGTTAAGTTCTGAAATACTTCATCTGGCATCTTATCTAACTCTGTACCAAATCCGTATTTGTTTAATAAGTGTTTTAACTCTTTATCAGAATTAACCATTTTCATACCACTCATCGCTATATTAAATTTATCTGGAATACCAAATAATTGTTTTGCTATGTAGGTTTTACCACTTCCTGGACCACCAGCAAGAAATACTGCTTTGAATATACCTTTGTCTTGTACACCCTCAATAATATTTTGTAATTTAATCATTTAAATTCCTGTGTAGTTTTACACTTATAAATATGAATTTACCAAGTTTTAAGTCTCAACCTTCGTTTTCCCTCAAGTCCGTTTTTCCAACAAAAACCATGATTTCTCCATAATTTATTACGATATATAGGAATTTCTTTTCTATTCAATAAATGATATGCCTGTATTCTATGATGTCCATCCATAACTTGATTCTTTGAATTAATAAAAATAGGTAATTCAATACCTTGATTTATAATTGATTGAAAATATAATACTAATGATTTATTGGTGTTCTCACCAACACACTCACAAACTGGACCCTCTTCATCATTTCTTTCTTTATTTAACTCTTCTATATCACTTACAAATGAAAATGGATTTGTATTAAAATCTTTAAATTCTTTTACATCAAGAAGTTCATAATTGCTTGGAAATAAAGTTTTAAAAAATTCTTTTTCATTCATTTAATAATTCCTGTATAAATTTTTCTTTACATATATTTGGTTGTATCGTTAATCTACACCAATTTTTTCTATCATCGTGTGGAATTGAACAATATTTAATTAATACTTTATGTCTATCAAAAAGTTTAATTGTATCTATATTATCTACTTCATTATTAAAATGTATCCAATTGCAATCAGAATCTATAACATTAAAATCATTACTTAATAAAGATATAATTTTTTTCTTTTCTACTTTTACATTTTCTATATATTCATTCACAACTGAATAATTATCAAGTAAAAACTCACAATACTTCATTGATACACCAGTTATTTCATACATATGTCTGAACTTGGATATCAACTCAATATTTTCTTCATTAGAAAAAACCATTCCAACTCTACAACCTGCTGCCCCAAAACCTTTAGAAAAGGTTCTTGTAATAAGTAAATTAGAATAATTATTTATCTCATTTATTAGACTATCTCTATCACTAAACTCAATATATGCCTCATCAATCAATACTGGAACATCTTGTTCCAATAATATTCGTATCTCATCAAAGGATTTATACTCACCCATTGGACTATTTGGATTTGCCAGTATAACTAAATCAGTATCATTTGTTATATTTGATAATATTTTTTCTGTTGAAACTGTATAATCTTCTTCGTGTGGTATTCCAAAATACTCACAATTATATAATTCAGAATAAACCTTATACATAGGAAATGATGGATGTGAAGTTATAACTCTACCATTATCAGTAAAAGTTTCAAATATTGTTTTGATACCAACATCAGAACCAGCACATAAAAATAATTGATTAATTTCTACTCCATAAAATTCACACAATCTTTCTTTAAATTTTTGTGTATTTGGGTAATAAAAAAAATCTTCTTGTTTTAAACTCTTCAAAAATTCTTGATATAAATCGTCAGGAAAATGTTGAGTTCGTTCACTTTGATTTAAAACATAATTGTATTGAGATTTATCATCTAAATCAAATTTTCGTTCTATATATTTCAAATACTTTTTCATTTATATATAAACGGGTCTCGTTTTCTAATCTCTTTAAGTTTCTTTTTAAATAGTTTATCTTCTCTACGCTTTTTAAACCAATTTATTATTTTTTTAATCACTGCTATCTCCTTTAAATATTTGTGGGTAAGAAAATCTGTTTTATTAGTTTGCATAAATAAAAGTGAATCCTATTTTTCTGATATAATTAAAAAAGGTTAATTCTTCGCTTAAAAATTTAGAACGGAATTCTTTTTCAAATTCTCCTGGAAATGTGTGTTCCCATTTTTTTTTATTATTTAAAAATTGGTTTCCCTTATAGTATTTAGAAACAACACTAAATATAATAGAATTACTATACCAACAAGAAGTTGATACAATAGTAATATATTCCTTTTCGTTTGGACGGAATCTTCCACTATCTAATTTTTTAGAATCAAAAGTTACTATTGATCTATCATGTGGATAGATAAACTCTTTTGGGAAATCAAATTTATTAATATCATTTACATCAACAAAAAAACACAAATCATATAATAAATTATTATATAATTCATACTTATCCTTTTTATGATTTGCATATTCAAGACATTTATATGAAAATATTTTATCATTATTACAATCATCTATAACGGATACTTGTATTAAATTATTACACTTTAACCACTTAACATCTTGTTCTTTATCTGATGCAACAATAACATCACAATCTTTTAAATCAAATGGTATATATTCTATAAATGGTTTTAAATCTGTATTAGATAGCCACTTACCGCACAAAACTATTAAATTCTTCATAACTCCCTCTTAGTTTATGGATGCCAATTTTCATGTTTATTTTCAATTCTATCGGCCCATGAATATTTTGTAATTTCTTCCCATCGAGTATTAACCCACTCACCATCATTAAGTTGTTGTTTATATGGTCTTAAACTTAATCTTGGAACAACTGGCAAACAAAAAAATCTTCCATCTGCTCTCGGTATTCGTAACTCCCACAGTCCTGTGTGTCTCATGTGAAATGGATTAATAGAAGTGCCAGATGTTATCATATTATAATTTTTACTCATATAAGCATATCGATACATTCCAGTATAAATATCCATTGTGGATGACATACCAAAAGAAAAAACATCTCCTGCAGAATATACATAAGCTAAATTTCTATCATCACATGCCCTGATCTGTTTATCTAAAAATATTTCTAGCGTATCCTGATTAAAAATATTATCATTTAAAAAATACTTTTTTAATATAAATAAAACTTCTGCCTTTATTAAAACATCTGGTCTTGTATTTATAACAGCATCATATATGAAATTATTTTCTAATTCATATTTAGATTTTAACAAATTAACATTCATTAATAAAAATGCATATTTCTTAGTATTCCAATGTATCTTAACACCTACCTCTCGTATATTTCTAAAATTATTCTTGTTAAGTTCAACTTCATCATTTTCATTTATTAGTTTAAACGATTTCAATTGACCATTATCAAAATCATCTACAAAATGGTTAGGTGTAACAAGAGCAATCTCCTTTTTAACCTCTTTTGATTTTTTATCTTGGTTGAGATATTGTGTCTCGTCCCAGGTAGAAATAAAATATTCAAATGAAATATTTTTATGTACCTTCTCCCAATAACGAAAACTTGCCCTACATAAATCCCAATTTCTAAACAAACCACTAAGACAAACTGCAACCCTATATTTTTTATCCATATCCATCATACACCCAAATACTCTAACATTGGTGCTAATTCTTTGTATGAACAATTCTTACAATGTGATGTAGGTTTGTTTATATTACAACCTCTTTTAACATTTTGATAATCTTCCATTTCTCTTATTTCATCAATTGTGTTTTCAAATAAATTACCAAATGGTTCTGCGCCTGTATTCATACAACACATTTTAATGTGTCCTTCAACCGTAGTGTAGATTCCATTTTGAACCCAAAAACAATCTTCAAAATCCCAAACGGATTTACCCATTATTTTATTTTGATAATTATCTTTTAAGTATTTTAACCGTTCTTCAGAATAACCCGATGTGGATATATCATCCGACATAGAAATTTCTTCATCCCAAATTTGTGCCATATTTAAACGTATACCATCGAGATTAT